TTAAAAATCTGGCCCGTGAACCTTCACGACAAGGGATTTCAGATGCTCAACCCAATTTCTGAACTGATTGTCATTCAAGTCCTTACGTGAGGTCGTTCCAAACATCTGTTTCCGTAGCTCTTTGACATCTGTGCTGTCTGGTGCACAGCCAAGCAGGTCACAGTAGTGCTTCTCTACCTTAAACAACTGTCCTCTTGTGAGCTTATAGCCAGGCTTTTGCGATGCTCTCTGTATCCTTCCCTCAATGGTGTTGCCCAGCTTCGCTTCCAAGTAATCAATAAGCTCTGCCGCTCTCGACTCATGCCAGTCCCAAATGGACGTCCACTTTGTATTCTTTGGTATTCCAAAATCTTTTTTAAGCATGCTTCCGACTACAGCATATGCATTAGCACCAACTCGCCTCTCTCTCCGTAGACCGAGTTCGTTAATCATGCTCTCAATTCTATCCTTAAGGGTAGGAATAGAGCCAATGGTTCCCGGAACGTATTCTCGCTTGACGACAACCTTTCTGCTGGCTGCAAGCGTCACGTTAACAATGTCCCCGGCAACTTGAATATTGCCATTCCCCGTAGCAGCCTGCTTGATAGAACGTTTAGCGTCTTTACTCTTCGGCTTTGCATTGTCACCAAACAGCTTAATGACCTTACCCTTCAAGTCATCTTTCCTGTCGCTCATTGCTCCCCCTACAGCGCAGACTTCACCAGACGTAAAACGCGGGACTTGTCGATAGACTTCTCTGCATCTTCATAAAGGTCATAGATTGCCGCAATGAGTTCTGCCTTTTTGTCTACGCTCATAGCCCTGTCTGTAGCTTCAAGCACTTCTTCCACAGCTTCTATGGACGCCTGAAGCAACTCTAGGTCAATGCGAGTTGGCTTCGCATGTGTATTCAGCTTGAGCAAAGGCCGGGCTGTCACTCGAATAATGCGCGTCCGCTCCTGTGGTTCTAAATCAGATATAAAGGCAACATCATCTGATGAAATAGATTCTTCCACTTCCGGTCGCATTGGCCCTTTGCCTGTTAACAGCCAATCGGCATGAACGCCTGTCGCCTCAGCGGTGCCAATAATCCAGCGCGCAGGGATTGAGCCCTTCATCTTCGCTCCCGAGATAGAGCCCTGCTTGATGCCCAAAGCCTTTGCCAGGGCAGTATCGGTAGAGACCCCCATAGCTTGCTTCAAGCGGTCAAGAATACCGTTAAAAGCCTGCACCTTTAGACTCCCGCCGACTGGTGTACGGAGCGCCCGATGGTGCGCGCGCAGCGCATATTTAAAGCGTATAAATTTAGCACATTACGCATTTTGGCCCGAGTTCAAGGTTGAGGTTCAATAAAAATACAGTCTGAAGCTGTTGACTTTAAAAGTTTCAAGCTTTAGAACTTGCTTGGCGGACGGTAGCCAATGGCACAACACACCGATCAACCTACCTGCTCCGCGAATCAGGGTCAACGTCCACGCCACTACAGAGATTGGACGTCGACCTCTAACAAGAGTGGACGGTTTGGCCCATGCAGAAACAGCTCTCCCTGTTCCAAGGCGACAGCCAAGACTTCAACCAGTTGGCCGGGCTGATCCCGACCATTCGGTCAGCCATGAACCGGGCAGCGGGTGAGGACGAGGCGGGACGGAAACTCCTCGTGGACAAGATTAATTTTATCGCGACCTCCGCCGGAGTGCGCCTCACTTCCGGGAATGTGAAGGCAATCAGCAAAGACACCTTGGACAAATGGTTGGCACCTGGAGATCGGGACCACACCCCGTCCATCTTGGCCGTTGCAGTATTCTGCGCCGCCACAGGAAGCCACGACCCCTTGCGGATTCTTCTTAAGGGACTTGGCCTCGACGTGATGACGCACGAGGACCGCAGGTTGCGTGACTATGGCCGTGCCTGTCGCATGGAGAGGGAAGCGCGCAAGCATAAGAAGATGCTTGAGGGGGAGATATGAGGCGAATTGAATTTGGAGTGCGGCGTAGCAGGGTTGCCCATAAAATCCGGGGGCATCTTCTCTTGCAGGGGCTGAACTTAGCTGATGTTGCGCGGGAACTCGGCGTGGTCAGGCAGCTTGTGACGGCAACCGTGAGAGGAGAGAAACATTCACCTCGCGTTTTGGCCAAGTTGAGAGAGCTCGGGGTGCCAGAAATTTTCCTCTTTGACCCTAGCTTGGTCCAGGGCATCTACCCCACCATAAAGCTGGCCCAACTGCTTGGAGTTTCCGTCCAGGCCATTGGCTGCCGCGCCAAGCGTGAAGCGTGGAGATCCCTGCCACGCAAGGGGCGCGGAGGCGGGAATAGCTGGCTCCTGGCCTCCATGCCCGAAGAGACCCAAGAAAAGATCGTCGCGGCCTTACTCAAGGCGGCCTAACCTTGGACATCAGGGACGTATATTCCTCTCTTGAACTGGCTCGGCTGTTCTCCGTAACAGACCGTGCCGTCCAGGTACGCGCAAAGCGCGAGGGATGGAAGTCCCATCAACGCAAGGGACGCGGGGGCGGCAATGACTGGCTCCTAGCGTCCATGCCCAGAGCAACCCGCGACAAGGTCCTCGCCGCAGTGCTGGGCCAGTGCCCTGTTGAAGCCACAACCCTTCCCGCTGTCTCGAAGTCGAACACTCCGGCCATCCCCGCCGCGTCCTCACTCATGCTCGCCCAGCTCACGGAGCGCCAGCGCCGAACCATGGAAGCGCGCCTGGTGTTCGTGCGCGAGGTGGAGAGGCTGACGGCCGCCGCAGGCAAGGAAACGGCCGTGCGCGGCTTGGTGGAGGCGGCTCGTGGGCATCGGCTGGCCAAGCACCTGCAAGCCCTGGTCAACGTGGCCAATGACCGGCCCGGCAAGAGCGATGCACGAAGCCTTTGCCGCCGTCAGCTCTACGAATGGTGCGCCGTGTACGCCATTGGAGGAGCCGCCGCCCTGGCCCCCAAGCACAAGCAGCGGGACATGAGCGTGCCGCCCTGGGCGAACGAATTTCTGGCGCTCTACCAGACCCCGCAGCATCCCTCCGTGGCGGACTGCCTGCGTCGGCTCGAATGGCCGGGGCAGAAGCCCACCGTCCATGCGGTTTACCGGTTCCTCAAGAAGATCGGCGTGCCCGCCCTCATGACGGGCCGGGCCACGGGGAACGCGCTGATTAAGCTGCGCCCCCACAAGATTCGCACCACGGACAGCCTGTTGCCGGGCGACGTGTACACGGCGGACGGCACGACGTTTGACGCGGACATCCAGAACCCCTTGACCGGCCAGCCTTTCAAGCCGGAACTCACCCTGGTCATCGACGTGCCACCGGGGTGGTGGGTGTTCCGTGGGCCGGAGAAAGCGGCCTGACCAGCCTGGACCCCTGCGCAATGGCCCTGCTGTTCGGCGCCTGCCGCTGATGCTTACCAGACAAGTTGGGTACAAGAACAAGCTTCTCTGGAGAAGGGAAGGATGCTGGCCAGCTGGGCATCCAGATGGTCAACGCCATTCCGGCCGCCCGCGGGCAAGGGCCCGCAGGGGCGGTGCAACAGGTGCAGCCGCGCAAGCGCTGTCCTGCACCCCAAGGACATGGACGGACGCGGCGCTCAAGTTTCGGCTTAGCGCAGGAATCAAGGAAAGGGCATTCGGCCCTTCTCCCCACGTGGCCGGAGTTCCTGAAGCAACTGCTGGCCCGCGTGGAAGAGTACAACGCCACGCCGCATTCGTCGCTCCCGCTCACCGTGACGGCAGAGGGCAAGCGTCGGCGCATGAGCCCGGAGGAGTACTGGAAGGATTTCGAGGCGCGCGGCTGGCAGCCCTGCGCCGTGCCTGCCCAGGAGCGCGAGGATCTGTTCATGCCTGGTTGCCGCCGCACGGTGCGCAACGGCGTGGTCCGGCTCTTCAACGGTGAATATTTCGCCTCCGACCTGGAGGAGTTCCACGGCTCCATCGTGGAAGTGCGCTACGACATTTGGGATTCCTCGCGTGTCCATGTGTGGACCACCAAGGGCGAGAAGGTCTGCACAGCCGAGCTGAACGCCCACGCCCTGCCTTACTTCCCGCCCAGCCAGGTGGAGGCCCTGCGCGAGAAGCGCAAGGCTGGCCAAGTGCTCCGGTTGGGCAAGAAGCTGGAGGCCATCGAGCCCGGCGCACACATTGAGCGACCTGCGCCCATCTCGCACGAGGCCCTGTACGTCGCGGACAGCATCCAGCCCGAGGCCGAGGCCGAAGTTGCCGAGGTCATGGAGCGGACGCGGGCCGAGCAGAAGGCGGCCCCTGTCGAGGCGCGGCCCATCTTCCAGTTCCCCTACGAGAAGTACGAGTGGCTGATGCGGAATCGTGGCCAGTGGACGGACACGGATGTGGCTTGGCTGAACCGCTACACGCAAGGCGAGGACTACGCGGACCTCATGACCACTACCAGTCACTGGGTATCGCCTGGGCGGAGACATCCTGGCCAGGGCGGGCGAATTCTAACCGGAGGGACACATGCGCAAGCTGTTCGTGAAGACGGAGAACTACAAGCGGTTCACCTCGGCGGTAAACGCCGTGGAACAGCGCGGGGCGGCGGAAGCCGGAATGCTTCTGGTGCACGGCGAGCCGGGCTTCGGCAAGACGCAGGTCGTCAGCCGCTGGGCCGCCGAGGTGGGCGCGGTGCACCTGCGCGCCAACGTGGATTGGACGCCCCGCTATTTCCTGGTGGAACTGCACAAGGCGCTGGGCATTGAGGCCCAGGGCCGCGCAGAGGAGATGTTCCAGTCCGCCCTCAAAGTCATCACTGCCTCAAATCTGCCGCTGGTCATCGATGAGGCGGAGTTCACCCTGCATAACAAGGCGCAGGTTCTGGAAAAGGTCCGCGACTTCTCGGACCGGGCCGAGGTTACGGTGATCCTGGTGGGCATGGAGCGCATCCAGTCCTCCATCTCCAAGCACAAGCAGATCAGCGGGCGCATCGCCCAGGTGGTCGAGTTCAAGGCCGCCTCCCTGGCGGACGTGGCCCAGTCTTGCGAGCTGCTGTCGGAAGTGGCCATCACCCCGGACCTCGTGTCCGAGGTGCACCGGCTCTCTGGCGGCAGGATGCGCGAGGTTCTGAACATCATCGCGGCCATCGAGCGCGTGGCCAAGCTCAACGGGCATGAGCAGGTGGGGCTGGAGCACGTGCAGGGCGTGCCGCTCTCGCACGACTGGCGCACCCGGACGCCTCTCACCGCCAAGGCCAAGCCCGGCAAGGGCAAGGGGGAGGGCCGCTAGATGACCTGGCTCGGCCTGCCCACCCTTCGCGCCCTTTCCTCCGGGCCGCTCCTGACTGCCGAGTTGTCCAGGGCCGTGTGTATCAGCCTGGATTCCACGCGGGCCGTATGCCGCTGCCTGCGGGCGCGCGGTCTGATGCGGACCTCGGAGGGCGTTCACGAACTGACCGAGGCCGGGCGTCAGGCCGTGGCCAGCGGCCAGGAGATCACCTGCGGCCCGGACAAGGGCGGCGTCAGACGCACGGAGAGCCTGCGGGCCAAGGCTTGGCGGGCCATGCGCATCAAGCAGAAGTTTTCGCTCGATGAACTGCTCTCCCTGCTGTGCGACGGTGAGGAGAAGGATGCGGAAGGCAACCTGCGCGACTACCTGCGGACCCTGGAGCGCGCCGGTTACCTTGTGGTGATGAAGCGCATCGGCGCTGATGGCTCTCGGCGTTGGTGGCTGGCCAAGGACACCGGGCTCTATGCTCCGGCCTGGAACAGAAAGGCCCGGACCCTGACCGACCCCAACACCGGAGAAAACCACGACCTCAAGCAGTTCATGGAGAAACGTCCCAAGGCGGCCAAGCCGCACGCACCTTGCCGCGTGTTGAGGGAATCAGAGCGGACGGCCAGGGCAAGGCTGGTGACTCCGCGCGCAACCCGGAACCGGAAGGAGGAAGCATGATTGCCAGGAAGATCAACAGCGCCATCGCCCGCCTGCACGAGATGAGCGGCGAGATGAGCCCGGAGCATCGCGCGGTCATCCGCCAGGCCACGGCCGTGCTCACGGACGCGGCCAATTCCGCCACGCACCTGGAGGCAGCAACCCTGCCCATCACTGTGCCGGTGCAGACCAAGTACCTGCAATAAGGAGCAAATGAATGGCGACCAGAACCAAGCCCCAGCCCCTCATCATCTCCGACTTGGCCCAGGCCGACGAAGCCTTGCGCCAGTTGGGCGAGATCGCCCGCGAGAGCGCGCAGATCGAGTCCGGCATGAACGCGCAGATTGACCAGGTCAAGGCCGTGGCCAAGGCGCAGATGGAGCCCCTCACGGCCTCGCGCAAGCGCCTGGAGGACGCCCTGGCTGTGTTCGGCACGCAGAAGAAGGCCGAGCTTTTCCCCGCGCGTAAGCGCAGCCAGGAGCTGACCTTCGGACTCATCGGCTTCCGCCGGGCCACCTCACTGCGCCTCATGGCCAAGCGCACCTGGGGCAGCGTCCTGGAGCGCCTGGAGGCCCTGGGCTTCACCTCGGCCATCCGCACCAAGCGTGAGGTGGACAAGCCCGCCATGGCCGACTGGAGCGACGAACAGTTGGAGACCGTCGGCGTGAAGCGCGAGACTTCCGACGAATTCTACATTGAGCTGAAGCAGGAAGCCTTGGCGGACAAGGCCTCGTGAGGGGGAACGGCCATGGGCCAGTACAGGCTGAACAACAAGGAAGGAGGAATGATCGTGATCGTCCGGCAGTGTGAGCACCCGCAGGAAACCTGCCTCCAGTGCCACTTCTGGGCGGACTGCATCCCCCTGGCGACATTCGCGGGCAAGCATGCGGACAAGAGGGCCAGGGCGTTTTTGAGGAAGCGGAATCCGAATGGGCAGTTGGCCCGGAAGCGTACCGGGCGCGCCGCCTAAACCAACAGGAGGATCAGGGTCATGACACGGAAGGAACTCATCGAAATGCTGGTTGAGGACACGGGCTTCAAGAAGGCCGAGGTCGAACTTTTCCTGGACAGCCTGGTCGACGTGGCGGCGGCCGAGCTCCTGGGCGGCGGCAAGGTGCCTCTGCCCGGCATAGGCAAGCTCCAGCCCAATCAGCGCGATGCCCGCGCGGGCCGCAATCCCAAGACCGGCCAGGCCATCCGCATCCCGGCGCGCATCACCGTGAAGTTCACGGCCGCGCAGTCCTTCAAGGACTCCCTGCGGGGCTAGGTGCGGTCATGGATTACGTCATCACGACAACCAAGGGCGACCTTGAAGCCGTTTTTCAGCTCTGTCTGAACCACAAGGATGAGCTGGAAGAGCTGTGCGGCAGTGAGGACAAGGCCCAGGCGACCCTGGAAGAGCTCAAGTGGCTGGCGGAAGAGGACAAGGACTACTTGTAAGCGAAACCGCCCTGCGGGGCGGTCGGCCAGGCGTGGTGGCCCGGTCCTGATGAGCAGCCGAGACAAAGCAAAACGCGACACAACTTGACCAGGCGCACGACAAACCACGCCAAAGGAGAACCAGCCTGTGAGCAACAATATGCAACTTTTCCTGCGACTCAACTATGATGGCGGTCGCGCTGCCGCTGGCCTTGCTCAAAGCTCGGCACAGATTAAGCGTTTTGCGGATGGGACTTCTTCACAGTTAGCCAGGATGCGCAAAGAGGCTCACGCCTTCAACTCGGCCATAGGCGGTTTTTCCAACATCACCCGCCTGGCCGGAGCATACATTGGTCTTCAGACCGCGCGTGAGACGCTGAACAAGAACCTCAACTTCGAGAAGACCATGCTGTCCGCCAAGCAACTGGCCAACATGACCATGGCGGAAGCTGCCACTCTACGCCAGGCAGCCATTGAGTACTCAAAGACGGGCTTGGCCGGACCTCAAGAGCTGGCCGAGGCGATTGAAACGCTGGCTAACGCGGGCATGAAGGCTCCGGATATCATCGCTCGGCTCGGCGAAATCAACCGCGCCGCTGTTGCTTTCGGCTCATCGGTGAAGGATGTGGCCAACATGGACTTCGACTTGGCCGAAAAGTTCAAGATTTCCCCCGAGCAGATGAGGGCCGTGCATGAGCTGATCTACTACCACTCCAAAGAGGGCCGCTTTGAGGCTAAAAGTGTAAGCTCTTTTGCCCCACAATACATGACGAAAATGGCGCGAGTGGGCATCACCGGCGTGCGGGGAGTGAACCTAGCGGGCGCGATCCTCCAGGCCGTGCAAAAGGCCGCCCCTGCAACGCAGCCGGGTGAGACTGTCACCATGGTTGAGCATGGCCTCGGACATATCTTCTCTCCTCACGACAAGAAAAACATGCTCAAATACGCTGGGATAGACATCAAAAAGTACACGCCTGGCGGGAAATTCTATGGCGAAGGTGGAGCCCAGGGCATGGTCGATCTGGCGCAAGCCATGAAGGATGCAGGGCTTAGCGATACACACAAATTGAGTGCCGTCTTCCGCGAGGAGAAGACAAGAGACTTCTGGTACCAGATGATCACGCAGCTCGACGCGATCAAGGCGGCCATGGCTGAAGGTGAAAAGAAAATGGCCGAGCAGGAGCTCCAGAAGGATTACGAAGAGAAGATGCGCTCGAATTACGGCCGACTTGCGCAGGCGATGAATCGGTTCTCCCGCGCCCAAATGAGCGGCCCCGTGACGGCTATGACGACAGGCGTGGTCGACGCGATATCCTTTGCCGCAGAGAATCCCTTGCAGGCTGGGGCGATAGGAATTGGCGCGTTCCTGGGCGGCAAGGCGCTTTTGAACCGTTTACGCAACGGCAAGGCCGGTGGCGGTGCGGGCGGCTTTGCTGACGCGGCCATGGGCCTGGGCGGCGTGCAGCGCGTGTTCGTGGTCAACATGCCCGGCGGCATGGGTGGCGGTGGGCAATTGGCCCTGCCCCCAGGCGAGGGCTGGAATCCCGCCGCCTCTGCCAAGGCCTCACGCTGGGCTGGCGCTTTCGGTGCGGCCAAGGGCGCGCTTAAATGGGGGGCACCCTTGGCTGCCGGTCTGGCTCTGTATGACGCCTACGACGTGGCCCACAACGAACAGTTGAACGCCGAGGCCAAGAAGACCGAGTACGGACGGATTGCCGGTAGTGCGGTTGGTGGCCTGGGCGGCGCGGCAATCGGCGCTGGCATCGGTGCGGCGTTTGGCGGTGTGGGAGCCGTCCCTGGTGCAGCCCTCGGACTTCTGTTTGGAGGCCTCGGCAGTTGGCTGGGAGGCAAAGCGGGCAAGGCCGCAACTGAAGAGCTCGTGATCCACAACCACATGCACAGCACAATCCAACTCGACGGCCGCGTTGTCGCCGAGCAGGTCGAGGAGCACATCCGCGACGCGGGTCGGCGTGATTAGGCCACGTGGGCGGACAACGACAGCCATGAGGGGGGGAGGACACATGAGAATGGAATCACGCCGCAGTTTGCTGGCCAAGGTTCACATCGCCGCCAAAGACTTGGGCCTGGATGATGACACCTACCGTGACATGCTGGAAGGACTGACTGGCCAGCGTTCTGCGGGCAAGCTCACGGATAAGCAGCTCGCTTTCGTGGTTGGCTCCCTGCGTCGCAAGGGCTGGGCTGGCGAAGCCCCTAGCAGTTCAACGAAGCAGCACGGAACGAAGCCGAAGCCTCGCGCCACGTCGAGCTGTGGTCCGCTGTTGAAGAAGATTGAGGCGCTCCTGGCGGACGCCGGTTTGCCCTGGGTCTACGCGGAACGGTTGGCCAAGCGCATGTACCAGGTCGAGCGCCTGGAGTGGGCCACCCTGGAACACCTGCGCGGAATAGTCTCCGCACTGAACAATCAGGCCAGGCGCGTACAAAAGCGGTCTTCGCACGACGCGGCCCAGATGCCTCCCTGTGTGCATGAATGAGCAAGCTGAACACCTGAAGAAGAGGGCACCAATGACTCAGCAAAACCTGTTTAACGACTCCGTAACCCTTCCTGGAGTGCTGGCCGAGATCGCTTCTGTGGCCGACTCCGAAGCCGCCCTGCGAATCGCCCAGGTGTGTGGAGGCGGCAGAGCCTATTTCCCCATGCCGCGCAGCCTGTCGGATGACCACTGGCTTGTCCGGTGCGTCGGCCGGGACCACGCCGTTGCCATCGCCCAGCTCCTTGGCGGTTGCGAAACCGAGGTGCCCCTCGGCCTAGCCGCAGGGAATCGCGCGGAAGTGTGGGGCAACATCCAGAAGTATCTGGAGCAAGGCCTATCCGTCGATCAGGTTGCGCGCATGGTCGGAGTCTCCTCTCGGACGGTCCGCCGTCACAAAAGCAGCCTGCGGCAGTAATGCCGGTGCGAGGAGGAAGCACAAGATGATGAGCGAAAATGAGCGGTACGTGAAAGTGACCTGCATCGGCATTACCGATGTGGCCCAAGGCGAGGAGGAACTCCTCCTTTCCAAGCAGATACACAAGGAGTTGTCGCGCCTGTTTCTCGTGTTCGATGTTGATGTCTGCTCCGAGCCGTCAGCCGCCGCCTGCTTGAGCCGCGCCGCTGAAAAAGACGCACAGGCTGCGGCTCATAGCCAGCTTGTGCAGGCTCTTGGCGAGCTTTTCGAGGGGCACGACAGGAAGGATGCGGCGCGCGCGTCTCTGGAGGCTTTGAACAGACTCTACAATGTGCACGGCGTCACGATTCAGGTCCAGGCCCTGCCCACATCGCCGCTTTTGTAGCTCTGGCCAGAGGATGAAGGGGATGGTGGGCGGTGGGGCCTCCCTCCGCTTGCGCGGCAACCCCACATGGCGCTCCGGCGGCGAATCGCCGTGCTACGGCCGGGAGTATGTCACCGTGTCGCGCCCACCTCAAGGATTCTAACGGAACTTCGGCAGGAGTCAATCTGGACAGGCAGCCCCGTGCAGCAGTTGGGCATAGGCTGTTATGTAGTGGGCAGAGGGGCCTCCCACCCGCTTGCGCGGAAACCCCACATGACGCTCCGGCGGGCGAACCGCCGTGCTACGGCCGGGAGAATCGCACCGTGTCACGCCCACGGAATAGACTTTGGCCAAGGCCCGGCGGTTGTCAACAAGGCCAAGGCAAAGACGCATCAAGAGGAGTTGGAATGGTCGAGATGGACGAATTTGACGGCACCCAAGGTGGCCACCAGGCTGAAGGACCGGACCTTTCCGACTTCGGCAGCCCTGTGCTGCTTGAACGTCGCCTTGCTGGCCTCGTGGAGGAAATGCGCCGTGTGCTGGGCGAGTTGTTGTATGAGCGCGGCGGTGACAGCCAGGTGCTGTTAGACCCTATGGTGGTGGAGAAGAGGCTCCACGTGCTGCTTCCTGGCCTGCTCGCCTGCGCCGATGCCCCTGCAAGGAACGTGGATGCAGCCGCCCTCCTGGGCTCCGTGAGACGGTCTTCGCCTCGCCATGTCGCCCGCAATGCGCCTCCGAAGTGGGCGCGATAAGCCCTCAAATACCCCTTTCCATCCCGCCACGTCCCAGGTTATCCCGGCATATCCCGCTTTTGCTAGTGCGAAGTCACCTGCAACGCAGTGCGTAATCAAGTGCAAGGTCAGTTCTAGCCCACCAGTGGGACAAATCTCAACCACAACAAAAAATCCCTTACGACTTCCATCGTAAGGGATTGATTTCTCTGGTGCCGAGGGAGGGAATTGAACCCCCCACACGGGGATTTTCAGTCCCCTGCTCTACCAACTGAGCTACCTCGGCGTGCGTGAGAAAGGTCAAGTACCCGAAGAGCCCGCCTCTTGGCAAGGAAAATTTTGTTCCCCTGGCGCGAATGCGCTCGGGTTACAGGTCCCGCACCAACATGCTGGCAAGGGAACGCGCCAGATCACGGACATCCGGCCGGTAAACGCCGTTGCGGATTTGCGCTTTGAGTCCGTCGATGTAGGCCAGACGGTCAGTTTCGCTGGACGCGTGCCCGGCGCCCTCGGGAGGCGGTGGTCCGCTTTGGGTGCAGGGAGCATCCCAGTTGTGCTCGTTCATGTGTCTCCTCCCGGTCTTGGCTCGGAACTGTGCGCCGGCAATGGTCGGTCGTGCCGTGTGCACACAGTGTGTGACGGGCGGGGCGGAAGGCCTTTTGGCAGGACTTACGCCCCTGCCCGGTTGTGGCGACTTCCTTTTCGCCCGTCGTCTCGGCTGCCGTGATCCATGGCGCCGAGCAGCTGGTCCGCTTTCCCGGTCCTGCTGCTGGCTTCTTATCGGCCCCCGGAGTCCTCAAGATTACCCTCCGCTACGCACTTTCGGTATTTCGTAGTTTTCTTCAGATAACTCATGCACATGCATCATTTCCTTCTCTCCACCCTCTCATTCACGGCTCTCGCCTGCCGCGGCCTGGCCGGTCCTTCCGGGGCGAGCAGCCTGCGGCCTTCGCCCGCGCCCACCAGCAGATACTGCGCGGCCTCGCAGATGTGCGAGAAGCGGTTCTTCTCGGGCGACTCGTCAAAGCGTTCCTGACCGGAGACGAACAGCCTGCGGTAGCGCCAGGCCCCGGCCATGCCTCGGATGAGCGTGCCGCAACGCGGCGAAAGCAGCAGGCCGGGCGCGCCGTCGATGCTGCGCGACAGGGCGGCGGCCATGGCCTCGCGGCGCAGCAGCGGGTCGTTGGTGCTGGTGGGCCGGGCCTGCAGCCCCCCGGCGCGCAGGATGTCGTACGGAGTGCGCTCGTCGGTCTGGGCGCGGGCCATGCCGGCCGGGTCACCCCAGATGACCGTGCTGAACCCGGGGTAGCGGGTGCGCAGCAGATCGCTGAGAAGCGCCGAGAAGCGCACCATGCCCATGTTCTGGGTCACCAGCTCGTCGAGGTACCGCCAGCGGCCGTCCGGCAAACGCTGGGCCAGGGCCGCCGCAGGCGTGAGCCCGAAGTCCAGGCCCACGTACAGGGGCAGGCCGTCCACGGGGCCGAGGGGCGCAAGGGAGACGTGCCGGGACTCGTCAAACTCCGGGTACACGGGCATCCCGTCCTGCACAAAGCCGTAGCGGCCACAGTAATACACGCGCACGTGGCGCGCGCTTTTGCCTGCCATGCGGCGCAGGTAGAAATCCTTGGGCAGGTGCTCCAGGTTCTCAGCCTGGGGGTTGGGCTGAAACGCGCCGTTGACCTCAACGAGTCCGCCCGGCTGGCGGAAGAAGTCCCAACCCTCCGGCTTGGTTTCCTCGGCCAGGCGGTGCCACCAATGGTCGGTGTCCGGTGGGTTGGTGTCCAGGATGACCCCGGACCAGGAGCAGCCGCCCTCGCGCGCGGACGGGAAACGCTCCACGCGGTCGCCCAGGGCCTCCACCAGGGACAGGGGCAGCTCGCGCGCCTCGTTGACCCAGGCCCCTGTGAGCTCAAGGGACAGCAGCTTCTTCACGTCCTGGGGCTTGTCCAGGGCGCGGAACAGCACCTCGCAGGCGAGGCGGGTGCCGTCGGCAAGGGCCAGATTCAGCCGATGGGTCATGTCCGTGAGGGCGAAGGGGCCAAAGCCGTCCTCCGGGAACCAGGCGAGCCAGGTCTTGAGGGTGGTGTCCTTGAGTTCGCGGTACGTGTTGCGCACCACGGCAAAACGTGTGCGGCGCAGGCCGCTGGCGTCCGGAGCCTGGGCCACGGCCTTGGCGAGCAGCTCCACGGAGCAGGCCGAGGACTTGCCGGAGCCGACCGGACCCATGAGGCCCCGGTAGAGCGCGCGCGAGGCCATGAACCGGGCGATGGTGGGCGGGGCGTAATAGCGCATAAGCAGGGAAGCGGGGGGTGTTGCGTTCATGGTCGGGCAGTGTAGCATGGGCCAGCAGCGGGAGACGGAAATGGCCGGGATATGGCGGTGAAATGGACGCGTTTTGCCGGTTGACAGCGTTTCCGGCCGCGTTGCGGCCGTGTTGCGGGCGCGTTGCGGGCGCGTTGCGCCGAGAGTGGGGAGCGCGGGCCATGCGCGGCTGACAAGCGGCCGCGCATACGCTATGCTCGGCCGGGAAAGGAGGCCATGCATGAGCACGGCGCTGAAACGACTGGCCATGAGCGTGCAGCCCTCACTGCGCGGACGGGTGTTCGCGCTGCTGGCCGGGCTCACCATCTGCGCCTGCGCCGGAGCCACGGCCACCTACTGGCTGGCCCAGCACTACCTGGACGCCACGGACATCCTGCGTCAGGTGAACCTGGGCCAGCAGGTGGGCGCCCTGTCCCTTTCCGAGCAACTTTCCGGCCTGGAGGCCGATGCCCTGGCCGCACGCCAGGATCCGCAGCGGCGCAAGGATTTCACGGAGCGCGAGTCGTCAATCGCCATGTCGCTGCTGCAGGTGCGCGCCAGCGAACCCCTGGAGGCCGGACGCGACAGTCTGAACCGGCTGGACCAGGGCTTCCGGCTCCAGGCCCGGACCCTGCGCGAGCTGGTGGAGAGCCCGCCCGGTGAGGGCGCGCGCCTGGCGGCCATGGCCGCGCAGCACCGGCAAGACGCGCAAGAGGCCGCGCGCGAGCTGTTCAACCTGCACACCCGCGACGCCGACCTCGGGGTTTCGGCCATGCGCACCCTGGCCCGCACGGCCACCACGGCCTCGCTGTTCGTCATCCCGGCCGGGGCGGTGCTGGGCCTTGTGCTGGGCTGGGTGCTCCTGCGGCAGGTGCTGGGGCCCATCCGCCAGCTGGCCCTTGGCATGGCGCTGAACTCCTCGCAGCAGGCGGCCCTTTCCGCGCAGGACCAATCCCAGCGCGGGGGCGGCGCGGCCGACCAGTCTGGCCAGCCGTCTGGCCAGCCGGCGGGCCAGTCGGACGAAGTGCGCGCCGTGGGCGAGCTTGTGGCGGGCCTCCTGCGTGACGTGGACCAGACCCAGGCCCTCTTGAAGGCGTCGCGCGAGCATCTCATCCAGGCCGAAAAGCTGGCGCTCGTGGGCAAGCTGGCCGCGGGCGTGGCCCACAGCGTGCGCAACCCGCTCACCAGCGTGAAGATGCGCCTGTTTTCGCTTGAGCGCGGCCTGGACCTCTCTCCGGGCCAGCGCGAGGACTTCGAGGTCATCAGCGAGGAAATCCGCCACCTGGACACCATCGTGCGCAACTTCCTCGAGTTCTCCCGGCCGCCCAAGCCCAAGCTGCAGAACGTGAGCCCCTCCGACGTGGTGGACATGACCCTGGTGCTTTTGAAGCACCGGCTGGAGATTTACGGCGTGGACGTGCGCCTGCTGCGCGAGCAGCCCCTGCCCCCGGTGGACCTGGACCCGGAGCAGCTGAAAGAGGTGCTGGTGAACCTGATCCTCAACGCCTGCGACGCCATGGGTGAAAACGGGCGTCTGGAAATCTACGAGCACACCGGGTTCATGGACCCCCTCGGCCGGGTGGCCATCGTGCAGCTCACGGATTCCGGGCCAGGCATCCCCCCGGACGTGGCCGAGAGCGTGTTCCAGCCCTTCTTCAGCACCAAGGAGGAGGGAACCGGCCTGGGGCTGGCCATCGCCAAGCGCATCATGGAGGAGCACGGCGGCTACATCCATCTGAAACCCTCGGACCGGGGCCAGGGCGCCTGCTTCATCCTGGTCCTGCCCATCCGGGAGAAGGTATGGCTCAGATCCTGA